TCACGGTTGGTATAGGCAGGCCCGATTAAGGGTATTTCTACTCTTGGCATCAGTAGTTCTCTATTCTCGTTGTATCCATCTTGGAACTGGTCTGCAAAGCACGTAATCGCTTGATAGCAAGACCATCCATATCCGGCCCCCATCCTTCCATCTTAATCCGCTGGTACTTCTCAATCGGCAATTGGTAGTTAACAGCACGATTATCGGCAACCAACATGGCTACCGGACCCGCATACTGGTCTGGAATATCATCCGTTGATGACCATGTAACCAAGTCCATCATCTGCAACTGTGCATAGACCTCACCATAGGAGTTGGTCATATCGTTGGTTTCATACGATGGCAGTGTCTCACCTTCTCCTAAAATACCAAGGATGGTCGCTGCATCTTCTATAATACGCGCTATCGTAGCCATTATTTGTTATCCGGGTGCTTGTAAACCTTTACCTTGTCGATGACGCTACCACGCTTGTATTCTTTCATACGCTGCTGAACATCACGGGTCATACCTTTTGGGGTTTTGACATTCCTACGTCTTTTATCCTGCTTGTTCACACCATCAGAACCAACCTTCTCAACACGGGAAACCAAGCGATTGCGTTCCTTCATTTTGTCCCTCAGCCTGACCATCCTATTTCTCCGTGAAGTGTGAGTGCAGGGCAAGTTTAACAGCATGTTCAGGTTTTACCGTGATGGCTTTACCATTGAGTTTCCATAGATAACCAAAGGTAGAGGCATACAATGGGTCTTCACCTGGAGCATTCGGATCGCCCGTATAGACAAAATCCCTGTAATCACTATTAACCTCAACCGTAATTGTTACCGCTTCATCCCATCGGGCTTCAAGTTCTGCCTTGCTGCCTTTGGCGTTCAGACCCTTGGCTTTCAGGGCTTTCTGTAATTCTCTGTATTTCATGCTTGCCTCACCGTATCATCAAGTGTTTGAATGTCGTTTCCTGCCTCTACAGACCGTGCTACACGCGCCATTTGTGTGTAGGCTTGCCTTGCCCCATCATTGCTGTAGTTTTGCGCCTGTAGCGCCGTTATCTGTGTGTTGATGGCGTTTATCTTCTCGGTATGCCGCTTTGCAAGCCCCAGGAATCCTTCTTCTGTAAAAGGCGGCTTGGCAAAGTCCGGTTGTCCACCACATGCCATGCCTTCAACATATTTCGCCTTCAATACCGGCGAACTACCGTGGATAATGACCTTATGCCCCCTACCCTTGGCAAAACCAATCCACGCTTCCATACAGGGCCGTTGCCAGAAGTATTCGTGGTCATCAATGGATAAATCCACACCGAACAGTTCAATGTGCATGTAATCATGCAACATGGCATAACAGACCATCATTGCAGGGCTTGATGTCAGATATAACGAGCCAAATAACTCCACCGATTCATCATAGGGAAAAACTATCAGATGATCGGCTTTGATAGGGAACGACTTTCCAACCACCATCGGGATATTCTTATCGACCAACCACTGGGCATAGCGTTCATCATGCTCATCCAGTTCATCGTGGATTTCAAATATACGATCAAAACGTGGGTAATTCTGACTCCTGTTGCCCAGTACCCAGACCTCGTAATCGGGATCATCAAACGGCGCAAGCATCTCACTTGATGGCGCACCACATACGATTGCTAATTTCTTCATAACACCCTCCCAAGCGCCTGACAACGGCTTATACCAAGCCATTCCAGTTGGTTTCCAGTCCTCTCAGACCATTCCATGTATGCTTTACGCTCATGGTTCCTGTAATCCTCATAACCGTGGTATTCATCAAATAATATGATGGTTCCACGGGAAACTTCTATATGCTCAAATACCGTTACGGCAGATGAGTAAATATCACAATCTATGTGTACAAAATCCAGTACACCCATATCCGCTTTTGGCAAGGTGTCGGCAAACATACCCTTATGGACATGCACACGTACATCGTTAAACACGGGGATTTCATGGTCTTTTAAACCAAACCGTCCAACCGGATTCAGTTCATCGTTGAACATCCAGTCTTCGGGCAATCCCTTGAAAGAATCGAATAAATGTAATTCCGTTCCATCGGGCATCAGGTTGATAAAGTGCCTTGCACTGTTTCCACCCCATACGCCGAACTCTGCCCATGTACCACCCCGCGCCAATTGGGGCGCAACGGTGCGTGGGAAATCAACGTATTCAACACCCTTTAATTCATCGGGTAAGTACATAAAGTAAGGGGCGGCTTTTACACCGCCCCGTCCTTATCAGTCTACAACATACAACATTTCAAACGTAATCGTACCTGCCTGATTGACAGGTGCATCTACGAGTGACCCATATACCGCCAGTTCACCACCAGGATCGGAGGTTTCACTTGCGACATAATCCCATGCTTCCAGACCTGCATTTGCAATATCTGCAATCAGGTTGGCCCCTGTAACCGCCGAGGAAATGGCGATTGCATTGGTAAGTGCATCAGGATCGTCAGCATTGACGAGGTTATTGTTGACCTCTGCAAGCCCAATATCCAAGGTTGGCGAACCGGAGGTTGCCAGATCATCGGAATACAGCTTACTTGCCAGCATTGGTCGTGCATTGGATGGAATATACCCAAACAGAATAGTACGTCCAACCGTTGTCGATGCGGCAACTTCTACCGTACTCGTCAAGGCCTTAATACTATATGAACCGCCGTGTGAAACGGCAGCCAGTGCATGGGAGCGTTTTTCAGTAGCTGTCATTGTAAATGTAGCCATTATTTCACCCCACTAAAGTAACCCGTTACCATACCGTGCTGATAGCCATTGAAGTAAGATTTCTTAACATCTTCCTTACATTCGACTGCAACGGCAGGACGGAATTTGAAGTCATAATCACGATCTACAATAACATCGGGCATCTGACCAAGGCCGTGTACCACTGCCTGCTGACCACACATGAATGCAGCTTCAACGCGAACGCTTGATGCACCTGCTGTAGCCAGTGACTTACCAGTACCGGATAATTGTGTACCGATTTCAGGTACTTTACGGATAATCGTTCCTTCAAAGAACAAATCGCCATCACGACCAATCACGTTACCACCGGCAGTAATTTTCATACCACGGAGATCAGCGTTCTGGTTGATGGAATCAAGACTTGCTTTCAAATCACGGAATGCAACTGAACCTGCAAACACCACGTAAACTTCGCCTTCTTCCTGGGTCTGATAAGGACGAATATGCGGATCAGCATCTTCTGCCAAACCACGCATCACGCGCAGACGGGAATAGGTGAACTTATCGTTGGTTGCATCAATCTGCGCGAGATCGGCAGAGTGATCAGTACCACCGGCAGAACCACCAGCAGAATAAGCACCGAACATGGTGCGTTCTACATTTGCGACCAACCACGCATCCTTGACGGTTTCTGTCGCCGCTGTTGGATAGGTGTTAGAAGCATCAAGACCTGCATAGGTAGTGCCATCATAAACCGAACTCATCGCATGGATAATACGGTTACGGTGCTGTTCCATCATCCACTGAAGTAACAGGGGACGCGATTCTTTCATCAAGTCAAGATTCGTTTTTTGCGCATCTTCCTTGTTGAACTCTACCGCGTGACGATAAAAGGTAGGATTGGTAGTCCACCAGTAGTTTCCGATAGCTTCACCGCTACCGCGTAACATCGTTGAGCCGGATACACCATCACCTTTCAACCGCGTAACAAGAGGATGCCGGATGATTGGATCACCTGACAACTTCTGTGCAATACAGTTGGTTGCGCCTTTACCCTCGAAAGCGGCAAAGCGATTAGTTCTGACGTACTCACGGAACAAGTCTTTTCGAAAGTCAATTGTATGACCATCTGATCTGATTGTTGTTTCAGACATGAGTTATTGCTCCTGGGTGTTAATCACCCAATATATCCTCCGGGTTATCGGGGAACTTTGATGGTTCGCCTGCGGACCTTTTGGATGCCAAAGATGGTTTGATGGGTGTTTCGGGTTCTTCTGCTGCTACTTCCGATTTGATTTCCTTGAGAATCTCAGCTTTTAACTTTGCCTTGTAGGCTTCAGGGTTCAGCCGTTCTTGTTCTGCTTCGTGAAGCTTCACAAGTTTATGGAAGGGCAATTTGGCTGCATTGAACTCATTGACGATATACGGGCTTTTAACACCCTCGTCCTGCATCCACTTGGTTGCTTCTGCCACCTTTTCTTCACCGTAAACTTCCTCGGCAAAGGCTTGTGACATATTCAACGCTACATTGCGTGTTTCCTGCTGTACCTTTTCATCCTGCTTGGCTTTCCAAGCTGATTCATCCTCGAAAATAGAAACATCGTCTTCTGTGGTTTCCGTTGCCTTGAGTTTTTCTTCCAACTCCTCGGCTTTCTTCTGCCACTTCTGACGTTTTTCCCGTTCATCCATCGCCTGGGAGAATGTCCATGATTCTTCTTTGGAATCAGTCGTCGATTCCTCCGGTTCCACTACATCTTTTGTTTCAATCACCTCAACTTCAGGTGTTTCTGTAGTTTCCGGTTCAGCTTCAACTACCTCTGCTGGTACTTCTGCTGCGACCTGTTCGTTCATTTCAGTTTCAAACTCAAATGTTTCTTCTGTCTGACTCATGAATATCTCCTTTCTTCGACCGATAAAGCGCGTCGTCCACTATAGCGACCTTTCACAATTCCGTAGTCGTCACGTTGCCTCTAATGAGGCTTAATCATCTAACTGATCACCAATACCCACACCGATTGCATTGGTTGGATTGGCAACATTAATTCTGTATACACCCTCGCCTACAACTGTAACTCCAGTAACAGTGG